TGGCAGGTAGCACCATTGCCTCTTTTATAAATCATCATTTCGCATATATAAGCCTTTTCTTTAATTTAATAAATCAAATTTTTAATTAAAAACTTAAAAAAGTGGTTACAAAAATAAGTCACGAAGTGTATAATTTTTTATAGTTAGAGCATCGAACTAAAATTAGAATAATTTATTATACAAAAGAGATACAAAATATGGCTGAAAATGTAACCGACAAAATGCTTGTAAAGCTGATAAATACAAGCATTGATAAGGATAGAATGATTACTGATATAACAGGGTTAGCAGTAATTGTTCGTAAAGCATCGAACTGTAATAAGATCTACTTTAAGTTTAGAAAAGTTAAGCATGGAAAGCGAACTGATGTACCGTTAGGCACTTATCCTGAGATTTCAATAAATGAAGCAAGAAGTAAATACTTTGACGCTTTGACAGCGTTTAAAGAAAATTCTTTGGTAGTTGTAAAAAAAGCAGATACCTTTGAGATTGCTTGGAAAAGTTTTATAGATCTAAAGTATAAAAAAATTAAGTCAAGCACTGCTGAAAAATACGAAAGTAATTACAGAACACATCTTTTTAAACTTGCAAAAATGCAGTTAAAAGAACTGACAGCTGAATACATACTGAATTTTTTGCAAGCCTACATTCATTCAGGTGAACTTGGAACAGCAAACAGATTAGCTAATGTAATTAGTAATGTTTTAGATTTTGCCGTTTTTCAAAAGAAAATACCAGTTAATCCTATTCGTGGTATTGAAAAGTATTTACCGCAAGCAGAAGTTGTACATTATGACAGCTTTAAACTAGAAACATTAGAGCAGGATATGACACAGCTTTTTGTCGATATGCAAGATTGCAGTAAAACAATTCAGCTGCTGTTGTATATGTACTTTTTTACATTACTTCGTTCCGTTGAGCTGAGAAGTGTCAAACTAAGTGACATCAATTTAGACGATTGCTCTATGACTGTAAAAACAAAAACAATGTCTGCATTTAAAGTCGCTCTTTGTAGTCAAGCTATGGATATTGTTAAGTATCTGATTTCAGTTCATAAGCCTATAAATGATTATCTGTTTCAGGGTAAAACTGGCATGATCTCAGAAAACACTTTAAGTAAGGCTTTAAAAACAAACGGCTACAAAGATAAATTGCAAGTACATGGAATTAGAGCTTGTGGGCGCCAGTGGTTGCAAACATTACCTTATGCTAAAGAAAGTATTATTGAACTGTGCCTATCTCATGTTGTAGGTAACAAGGTTCAGCAAGCATACAATCGCAGTACATATTTTGATGAACGAAAAGTTTTAATGCAAGAATGGGGAAACTTTATCGAGAGTTGCGGCGACTATAAATCATTGTTACAAAATTAAAAATAGGAAATGACACACTGAAAGTAGTTTTATAAGCTATCAGTGTATTTAATCGAAAGCCTTAGCTTGTAAAGAGCTAGGGCTTTTTTATGGGTGTAAATATGATCGAACCTCCTAAAAATCTTACATCTGAGCAACTGTTTCTATTTTTCGGTTTTATTTCTGCTGTCTTATCTAGTTTGGTAAGACTTATGAAAAACAAAGCTAACTTCACATCTTTTTATTGTGTTACACGCTCCGTTGTTGATGCCTTAACCTGCGCTTTATTGTCTTATGGAATATTTTTAATACTTCACCAGTATTGGGATATTTCAACAAGTTCAATGATCTTTATTGGAACATTCGTAGGCTCTTTAGGTTCAACAACAATCATCACTTTAGCAAGTACAGCTCTTAAAAAATGGATAGGTTCAAATGAAAACAATCAGCGATAAAGGTTTGAAATTCATTCAGATAAACGAAGGTGTTGCTAAAGGCTCTTTTGATGGTCAGAAGTTCAAAAGTTATTTTGACAAAATCGGCAATAAATGGACTATTGCCTGGGGACTAACTTATATCAACGGTAAGCCTGTGACAAAAGATACAGTCCTAACAATCAATGAAGCAAACATCGCATTTAGACATCACTTAAGTTCAAATGAAAAGGCAATTAACGATTTGATGATTAGAGATTCAATCGTACTTACTCAGAATGAATTTGATGCGCTTGTGGATTTTGTTTACAACCTTGGAAACGGTCATGCTGATTGTGATGTATGGAAAGCTGTTAAGACACATGATGCTTCTAAAATTGAGCAAGCATTTCTAGCTCATAACAAAGTAGGCGGTAAATACAATCAGAGTTTAGCTAACAGACGAAAGAAAGAAAGCGCTTTATTTACTCAGGCAAGATATGGAAGTTATTAAGGCAGAAACTAAAAAGCATACAGTACAGCGCAAAAAGTATCATCAGGAATTGCCAGTAGAGCTTGAAGAAAAGAAATTAGCTCTACAGGAAAAATACAGTGATATAAACAAGGCTGTATCTGTAATTGATCAAATTGAAGAAAGAGATATTCTAATGATTTTAGATGACTACTCAAAATCATTAGAACTTGATTTATATCATATTGCCGAAAGTTTTCACATCTCACCAGTAACCTTAAATAAAGTTCTCACCTCGGACAAATACAAAGAAGCCTATGAAATAGCGAAAGAACGCCGTAGTGCTGTATATGAGCGTGAAGGTTACCATGTCGCACAGTCACCCTGGAAGAAGATCCAAAACGGTGAGGAAGTATCTATGGTAGAAGTGGCAGCTGCTAAGTTGCTGTCTAATTACTGTTTAGCTGTCTCACAAGCAAGTGCTAAGAAGAACTCTAACGAAGGTGGTGTTTCTGTTGTCGTTAATACGGGAATTTCATTAAAGATATGAGCGTAATTCAAAACATTACTTATGATTGGAAGCCTCGTGAATGGCAGCAAAAATGTATTGATACACAGAAACGTTTTACTGTGTTAGCCGTACACAGACGTGCGGGAAAAACAACCTTCGCTATCAATGAGCTTGTGTTATCTGCAATAACAAAAAAAGGTAATTACGTTTATATTTGCCCTGTTTATAAGCAAGCAAAGATGGTCGCATGGCAACCTTTAAAAGAAGCTGTTGCTATTTTTAAAGATGTTGTTAATAAATGCGGTAAAAGCGCTGAAATTGTAGAAATTCGAGAATCAGAAACAAAAATTAACTTTACCTGGAACGGCTCAACGATTTTTCTTTTAGGCTCTGACAACTTCGATGCGGTTCGTGGTTTAAAGCTTGCGGGTGTTGTGCTTGATGAGGTTGCACAGATGCCGAAAGGCTTATGGAACGAAGGTATCCGTCCTGCGCTATCAGATTCTAAAGGTTGGGGCTTATTCATCGGAACTCCTAAAGGCATCAACCTTTTTTCAGAGCTTTTTTATCGTGGTTTAGATCCTGAATTTTCTGATAACTGGACAAGCTCAAGATTTACTTATTTGGAGACAAACGCTATTGATCCTGACGAAATGGAGGCGATCAAAAAAGAAACTCCTGAGGAAGTATTCAAGCGTGAGTATCTCTGTGACTTTAACGCATCAGCTATTGATCAGCTTATTAGTTATGAGCTTGTTAAGTTGGCTAGTGAACGTGAAGTTAATTTTAATTCTATTAGACACAATCCTCTCATCATGGGCGTTGACGTTGCAAGATTTGGTAATGACCGCTCTGTTATCTGTTTTAGGCAAGGTCTCTTAATTGAAGAACCTTTAGTTTATAAAGATTTGTCATTAGTAGAGTTTGCACGAGTTGTAAGACAGCAAGCTGTGTCTAGGCATTGTCACGAAATTTATGTTGACGGCACAGGTGTTGGTGGCGGTGTAGTAGATATTCTAAATTCACAAGGTATCTATGTAAATGACGTCAACTTTGGCAAAAAATCTTTAGATCATCAATACAAGAACAAACGTACTGAAATGTGGTGTCGTTTAGCAGATTGGATCAATCGTGGCGGTTGCATACCAAAAAATACAGATTTAATCACTGAAATCGCAACTCCGTACTTCGATGTTACTGATGACAATCAAAAAATCTTAGAAACAAAAAAACAAATTCGTGACCGTTTAGGCAAGTCACCTGATATGGCTGATGCACTAGCTTTGACTTTTGCTGAGGATATACCAGTGTGTGATTTAACAGAATACGAAAAGGAAAAGCTATTTTACAGAAGTGCTAGAAAGCAACGAGTATCAAACAATCCTTTTGAGGAGTTCGAGAATGAAATTTGTAGCAGAGAAAATACCTTTAACACATTTATTTAAAACAGAAGGAGCAAAGGAGTTAATCCTTGATTATGCCCGCAACGGAGTTAATCCCTTTGCTGATAAAAAAAGCTCTGATGATGAAATTTTTGAAAGCATAAAAGAAGCTTATAAAGGCAAAGAAGATGACTATCATTCATACCTTTTCCTTGATGAAAATCATATCCCTTGTGGTTTGTTGGTGTTTTGGACAGTTTACGATGAACACGTCAGAGGCATAGTTGCTGAGGTTGATTCTATTTTCTCTACTGAGAAAAGCAGAAAAAAAGGTTGTGGAGCAGTCATTTTACAAACATTGAAAAAAGAGGCGCGCAACGTTGGCTGTAGAGGTATTTATTTATGCACACCATACGGAACAGAATTTAGCAAGGCTTTAGCTAAAAGATTTTTGCCAGTGTTCCAAATTAGTTATATGAGGGTTTAAGAATGTCACTTTTAGGATCATCAAAGTATGTAGCTTTAAATGCTTATATGAAAGATGTTGCCGCTTTACAGCGTCATGGAGAATCAGGCGCTGTGGCAATTTACAACAATCCTTTATATAACAACGTAGCTAAGTTCATGCACAACTGGCACACCGCATATAACGCAGGTGATGCTGACAAAGCTAATGAGCTGATAAACAGTCCTATGGGCGTGTTTATGTCACAGGCAGATAATGCAGGTGGAGCTTGGCAAGTTTGGCGTTCTAATGCCTTAACCGCAACTAATCAGCTAATGTTAGATAAACAAAAAGAAGTTAACGAAGCTCAAATAGCACAACAACAGCAAGAATTAGCCGCTAAGAGCGATCAACAGCAACAGGAAACAATTAAAAATCAGCAAACAGCAAAATACTATCATCAGCAAAATACAAAAAACTCTTCAATTTTAGCTGACAAAAATTCAAGTGGTTCAAGTGTGAATAACTCATTAGGAGCTAAAGATAGTTATTTCAATGATGATGAAATTGAGGAGTGGTATTAAATGGGTAAGTCATTAAAAAACATAGGTTTAGGTTTACTTACAGCGGGTGCTTACACTCAATACAAAGCACAAAAAAAAGCTATGGCTCAACAGCAACAGTATCAGCAGTTAGCTTTACAACAGCAACAACAGGCTATTGAGTTTCAAAAACAGCAAGCACAACAGCAACAGGAACTTCAACAGCAGCAGTTGGCTTTGCAGGAACGTGAGCAGGAAGCATCTAATCAACGTTTTAATCAGTACAACAAAGGCACTTCTAATTATCAGCGCAAGCCAAATTCAATCAATGCGACTGATCTTACAAAAGGTAAGGCTGACAGCGGTCAAACAATCTCATTGAATTTAACAAGCGATGATGACGAAACAGATGAGTGGTATTAGCGATGAGTGAGTTTTCAACAGGTACTGAACAAAAAAAGATTGATTTAATATGCTCACGTTGGCTTGATTTAAAGTCAAAGCGATCATCATACTTAAATCAATGGCGAGCAGTATCACGTTATATTTCTCCGTTCAGTGGTCGTTTCGATATTACTGATAAAAATAATGTTCGTGACGCACGCTTTATCTTAGATGCTGAAGCTAGTCACGATCTAAATATCTTAGCAAGTGGTTTAATGAGTGGTGCAAGTTCACCAGCTCGACCTTGGTTTAAAGTTGAACCTAACGATCAAGCTTTGAATGATGATTATTCAGTTATCGCTTTTTGCGATGCTGTAAACAAAATTCTTTTAAAAGTTTTTAGTGCCAGTAACACCTATAACACATTACATTCAATGTATCGTGAGCTTGCTTTGTTTGGTATTGCTTGCGATTTGGTTTATGACAGTGACGAACACGGCATTCAGCATCATCTTTTATCAGCAGGTGAATACTGTGTTGATGTTGATAATAATGGTGAGATTGACACCTTATATCGAAATTTCACTTTAACAACTGCACAGGTTGTAAAAGAGTTCGGCTATGACAATACACCTAAAGAAATTCAAGATACGTACAATCGTGGTGATTTAGGCAGTTATTGGGAGTTTTTACACGCTATTGAACCTCGCATTGATCGTGATCCTAAAAGTAAATCTAATAGCAACAAAGCTTGGGCTAGTTACTATTGTTCACTCTCTACACGACCTGCAATTATTAGAGAAAGTGGATATGATTACTTCCCCGCTTTAGTCCCTCGTTGGGACGTGTTGGGCACAGATGCTTACGGAACATCACCATCTATAAATTGCTTGCCTGACATTAAACAGCTTCAGCAAGAAACATTGAGAAAAGCTGAGATAATCGACCATTTATCAAAGCCTCCTCTTCAAGTTCCTAATTCAGCTAGACAATCGCCTATATCTTTAGCTACAGGCGCAATTAACTATACACAGTCAACATCACCTGAGCAGATGATACGACCTATTACACAAGGTATCGGAGACGTAAACAGCCTTACAGCAGACATTGCATCTATTAAAGACAGTATCAGACGCTCCTATTTTGTTGACTTGTTTCAAATGGTTGGCTCAACGGCAGGTGATCGCAGAACTACCGTAGAAATTTACGCATTACAACAAGAGCAGATGTTGTCACTGGGACCAGTAGTAGAGCGTTCACAGAATGAGCTTTTAGGTAGATTGGTAAATCTTACTTTTAGAAAACTAGGTGAACGTGGTTTATTACCTGAGTTGCCACCTGCCTTAGAGAATAAGCCTTTGACAGTTGAATTTACATCCGTATTAGCTCAATCACAAAAATCAGTGGATATTAACTCTGTAGATAGATTAGTTAGTGCGATTTCCGCTGCTGCACAAATCGCTCCTGAGGTTTTAGATCGTATTGATCCTGATGGATATGTTGATGAATATCGTGATCGTTTGGGTGTTGCACCTAAGATTTTACGCAGTCGTGAAGATGCGCAGAAGATTAGAGAACAAAGAGCACAGGCTCAACAGCAACAACAGCAATTACAAGAACAGAATATTCAAGCTCAAACTCAATCAACTATGGCACAGGCTCAAAAGAATGGCGCAGATGCTAGCTTGGCAATGCAACAACTTGATGATGTAGGCGGAGGCTCACTTCTATGAATTTAGACTATGAAAGCGAAATTGAAAACAACGAAAAGCTGGTTGAACAAACTAAGCGTTTAGTTGTTTCTTTAAAAGCATTAACAAAAACAGTTGATGGGAAAAGAGTTTTAAAAGGCATTTTAGATATGTGCCCTTCACAAGATTGTTTTTCTACTGATTCAAACACAATGGCTTATCAGTGCGGAAGAATGGCGATTGGGCTTGAATTAAGAAATTTTATAAAAATACATTGTGGAAATGATTTATTAAGCAGTATCGAAAATACGGAGATTTAATTTATGGAAAATTCAGAACAGACAACTACTCAAACTACAGCGAATACACAAGGACAAACACAAGCACCAGTAGTAGATAACGCTCAAAATCAGAATACTGAGACAGAGCAACAGGTAGTGTCAACTGAACAATCTAATCAGCAATCAAATCAGGAAGCTGAACAAGAAAACGCTGCATTAAAAGATTTCGCAGACAGTTTAAATGTTGATGAACAGGAACAGGCAAAAGAGCCTGAACAACAGCAACAAACAGCACCTGAGCATTACGTTTTAAAAAATGCAAATGGCGAAGATGTCGAACCTCAAGAATTAGAGATGATGTCACGTATGTTTAAAGATGTGAACTTATCTCAGGAACAGGCACAAAAGCTTTATTCAGCATACGAAAAAGAACAAGGTTCTTTTATTGAGCAGTCACAGAAAGCATTTAATCAGATGCGTGATGATTGGTTCAATCAAACAATTTCTGATCCTCAACTTGGTGGACAGAATATTGGACAAACAAAGCTGTGCATTAAGCGTGTAATGCAACAGTGCGGAAATAAAGAACTATCAGAATTTTTAAATAAAACAGGCTTAGGCTTTAATCCTGAAATGGTTCGCTTTATGACTAAAGTCGGTGAACTGTTAGGCAATGACAATCATTTTGTGCAAGGTCAAGCTCCTGTAGTTGTTAATCCTTTAAAAGCTAGATATAAGAACTCACCTGAGCTTTTTAAATAATTAAAAAAATTAAACAATCAAACAAACAAAACCTAGGAGAAATCTAAATGACTGCTGTAAATCCAGTATTGCAAGAGAATGACAGAATAACTCTTGCTGACTACCGCAAGCGTTTTGGTGGTGAAGATGGTATCGCAGATGTTGCCGAAACTTTGAACGAAAGTAATGAAGTTATGCAAGATATTGTCTATAAAGAAGGCAATATGGATAACGGCGATCGCCAAACTTACCGCCTGTCATTACCTGACGTTTACGAAAAAGTGTTTAACAAAGGTACAAAAGCGTCAAAATCAAGCGTAGGAACTGTAGAAGAAACCTGCGCTTTAATTGAAGCTAGAGCAGAGGTTGACGTTGACTTAGCCGAATTGAACGGTAAGGCAGCACAGCTAAGAGCACAGGAAGATAAAGCCTTTATTGAAGCTATCGCACAGAAAGAAACTTATTTGTATTTCAAAGGAAATACTGATAACGGCAATATGTTTGACGGCTTTGAGCGTAGATACAACACTTTAAATCAGAGCAAAGATTTACGTGCTACTAATGTTATTGATGCGTCAAACAAAGCAGGAGCAACTGCTCTTAAAGGAAAAAATCTGTCTTCAATCTGGCTTGTTGGTTGGGGCGATGATGTTTATAGTCCTTATCCTAAAGGCTCTAAAATGGGCTTAAGAGTAGAAGACAAAGGCGCAATCTTCTTGCCTGACGAGGAAGGCAACGTGAACGAAGTGTATACTACAATGTACAAAAAGTCAGTTGGCTTAATGGTGAAGGACTGGCGCAAGGTTGTTAGAATTTGTAACATTGACGTAGATATGTTACGTACTAATCAAGGTGTAGGTAATCCTGATTTACAAAAGCAAGGTTGGAACTTAATTACTTTGATGCTTGATGCTATTACCAAGTTACCAGCAGACGCAAAAGGCAATTTCAAGTTCTATATGAACCGTGATGTTTTTGCAAGCTTAAACTCATTGTCATTACGTTCTGATACTAATGTTATCGAATGGAAGAAAGCAACAGACGCTTTTGGCAAGAATGGCTCATGGGCTAATTTCCAAGGTATTCCTATGCGCCGTGTAGATCAATTAACTAACGATGAAGCTATCGTAAGTTAGGAGTAAATAAAATGATTAAAGATGCAAGAGCGTTTTTCTCAGACGAACAGGTTGTGACTGAAACAACCTATTCACAAAAGGCTTATGACTTTATGGCAGCATGGGACCATGCGATCGGAAGTCAGTTATATGTAACTTGTATTTGTAACGGCGATTTTGCAAAAGATCTACGTGTACAAGTTGTAGGCTCAACTGACGGTAAGACATGGGATGTAAAGCATCCACTAGGTGACAGTGGTGTTTATGCTAAGGAAGATCTTAAAACTAATAAGACATTCCCGATCCATGTTGTCGAGACTGGTCAGAAGTATAGATACGTAACTTTATTATACATTCCATCAACAGGTGGAGTGGAAGATACAAACGTATCATCACCTACTGAACCTGATTTAACTAACTTTGCTGTAGCTCACAAAATCGGTGAAAAGCGTGAACCTAAAGCTAATGCAATTACTGCATTCTTTGGAACTATCGCTGCTATCTCACCAGTTGTTCGTTATGCTAACTCTGATAAGTTTACAGGTTAGTTTGTAAAAAACTGAAGTAGGAAAGGGTACATATTAAGTTATGTGCCCTTTTTGTTTATATGGAGTAGAGAATGACTGCTGCTATTGATATTTGCAATAATGCTTTAGATTTAGTAGGTCAAGGCTTGCATATAGAAAGCTTTGACGATCAATCTAAAGAAGCTGATTTATGTAAAAGAAATTATCAACAGGTAGTTGATCGTGCATTAACTAAGTTTAATTTTTCGTTTGCTAGAAAAGATGAACTCATTTCTGAAAAAAATCTGATTCAAAACGTTGTATCTATTCCGTATAAATACACATATTCAATTCCAAGTGATGTGATGAATATCTTGTATCTTGAACCTTATCGTAAAGAAGGAGAAGAGACAATTAATATTAAGACATTGAAGTTTAATTTCAGAGTTATTGACGTAAACAAAAAGAAACAACGTTGTATTGTAACTAACAAAAAAGCGCCTTTTGTTATTCAATATCAAGCCTTTATTGATGATCCTAATTTATTTTCAGTTCAATTTACAGAAGCTGTTGAATATCTTTTAGGTGCACGATTAGCAAGTGCACTAATTCATGGAAACACTGGTATTAGCATCAGTAATACTTTGATGCAACAAGGCATTATGTTTTTACAGCTTGCAAGCAGTCAGGATAATCAACAGGGCGCAGACAGTATCAAAGATAATCAATGTTCATTCATAGAGGCTCGCTATGGTTACTAAAGTTATACAAAGAGGTTTTGGAGCAGGTGAGATCACACCTAGCCTTTTTGCAAGAACTGACTTAAATCAATATGCAATGGGAAGTCGAAAGTTAGAAAATTTTATTGTACTTCCTCAAGGTGCTGTTAGAACTAGAGCGGGTTTCCGTTTTGTAGGACAGGCAATAAATAGTAATTTGCCAGTGCGCTTAATTCCATTTAGGTACAGCTCAGAACAAACTTATGCTTTGGAGTTTGGCGATAAGACATTACGCATTATTGATCATGGACAATATATAGCAAATAACAATGGCGATGTTTATCAAATCTCAACACCTTATGCAGCTGTTGATCTAGCAGACATTGACTATGCTCAAAATGCAGATGTGCTCACTTTAACCTCACCTGAATATATGCCTTATGAGCTTAGAAGATACGGCTATAATGACTGGCGTTTTGTGGCTGTGTCTGTTACTCCTAACGTAACACCACCAAAAGGCTTATCTTACACTGCTATTTATCCTAGTTCAATGACAGATAGTGAAGAAAAAACTAAGGATAAAATCGAATGTAATTATGTTGTAACAGCTGTAGATGCTAACGAAAAAGAATCGCTTGCAAGTTCTAACCTTGTTGCTCGTGGAAATTATTATATCAGTGGTGCAAAGATTCGTGTTCAATGGCAAGGCGTAGCAGGCGCTAGTTATTACAAAGTTTATAGAATGGTAGCTGGCATTTATGGCTTTATTGGAGAAACAGAAGAATTATATATTGACGATGAAGGAAACAATCCTGATACTACTACTACACCACCTAAATATAAGAGTGTGTTTACTCAATCTGTAAAAGGACAAATAAGCACAATCACTATCAATAATGGCGGTAGTGGTTACTACTACGGCTTAAACAGTAATACTTATTACTTGCCTAGAGTTATTACAATTCGTACAGTGCCTCCTTTAGTGTCAGCAAAAGCTAGCTCTAAAGATGCTGATGCGGTTACAAAGTTTTCACCTAGTGTGACATTAGAAGTTTTAGACGGTTCAAGCGGTCAGGTATATTTATCTTCTAACATTGAACTTACAACAAAAGTAGTCTCTTCTACTGTTGAAGACGAAGGCTATCTTTTTTATGAATTTAGAAAGATTGCTTACATTGATAAAATTAAAAACATCAGATTAACACAGGACGTGTTGAAAGTTCCTCATGCTATCTTTAGATTAAAAGTTGATAAGAGTACAGGAAGCATTGATTACACCATTTCTGACAGTGCTTTATCAACAGCAAATTCTTATAAAGACAATGAGCTGTTTAAACAGTTCTACAGTAACGGCATTACGATTGATAATTTACGTTCTCTATTTGCTCAGGAAGACACAACAGTTCAGCTTGATTTGAACATCAAATCTAATGACGAAGGTCACGGCGCAACAGCTTATGTCATTGCTAGAAATGGCGTTTTAGTGAATGCTAAAGTTTCTAATGGCGGTTCTGATTATTCACAACGACCAACCGTTACTGTCTTATCTTCAATAGGCTGGGGTGCTGTATTAACTCCTAATTTACAGAACTCTACAGATAAAGATTATCCAGGTGCCGTTGCACAATACGATCAACGCAGAGTGTTTGCAGGATCATATAATAACCCTCTTCGTGTTTGGTTTACAAATGCTGGTTATCAAGATTTGATGGTGTATCACTTACCTAGCCTTGATACAGATAGAATTGAAATCACAGCAGTAACTTCTGATGCTGATAGAATTAAGCATTTAGTCGCAGTAGATTCTTTATTGTTATTGACAGGTTCAAGTGAGCTAAGAGTTTTTACACAAAACTCTGATGCGCTAACTCCTAGCTCTGTTGCGGTTCGTGCTCAGTCGTTTATCGGAGCGAACAAAGTCCAGCCTTTAATCTGCAATAACACTGTGATTTACGCTTCACAGCGTGGCGGTCACGTTCGAGCATTAGGGTACAATTATCAACAAAGCGGTTATACATCTAGTGATATTAGTGTGCGGGCACCTCATCTTTTTGATGGTAAGGACATCGTATCTTTAGCTCTACAAAAATCACCTATTCAAGTGCTATGGGCTGTAACATCTGACGGTGTGCTGCTGTCATGTACATTCACACCTGAACAATCACAAATCGCATGGGCTAGACATTCGACTTTAAACGGTAAGTTTGAATCGGTTTGTTGTATTTCGGAAGGCACAGAAGATCATTTATACGCTGTTGTAATTCGAGATCAAAAACGTTACATCGAACGCATGAGTAATTTTCAGGTATCTAATGCAACTGCAACCTATCGTTATCTTGACTGTTATCTTGATGGTGTATTTTCTACAGCAAAATCACAAATCAGTGGTTTATCTCATTTAGAAGGAAAAACTGTTTCTGTTTTTGTTGACGGCAAGCAACAGAGTAATAAAAAAGTTGTACAGGGAATGATAAATTTAGATACAGCAGGAAAAAATATTGCAGTCGGTTTACCTATTGACTACAACTTTGTTTCAGTTCCTTTGATTGTTTCTAATACTGAATCTGAATTACAGGGACGAACAAAAAACATTTCACAAGTTCAGTTGAGAGTTAGCTATGAAGGTGACTTGTATTCACGTAATTATCCACACGGCAAAGAGTACATGTGTTCTAAAGTAGATCAATACAGTACACCTACAGATGATGATTCTTATTTAGTTAAAGTCGTGATTGATGGTGCTTGGGAGGAACAATCACAATTTGCAATCAGCCATAAAGACTGTTTGCCAGTGGAAATTCAAAGCGTGATCTTAGCAGTATCTTATGAAGACGGGAAATAACGATGGCAATACCACAATACACACAAGCTAATTACGGCTCTTATTTGCAAAACACAAGAGTATCTATTCTTAATCAAAATACATCAATTAGTAGCAATCAGTATTCACAGAAAGCAATGAATACTGGCACTACAAGAATGAAAAACTATGCTGATAAGATACCAAATAAAAACGCATGGACAACTATCGCAAAGGCAGCAATTTATGCTTCTGCTGAGTTTATGTCCAGTATGCAACAAAGACGCTCTTTAGAGGCTAATTCAAGCAATGCTTTTTATCAGGCTCAACAGGCTAACCTTAATGCAGAGCTTGCAAAGTTAGATAAGCAGAACTTAGATGTTGCGACTGTAGTGGCTCAATACGATGTCTATAATCAATATCGCATGGGCGAAATTCAAGCTATGGAACAAGGCGTTGAAGATGCACAGAAGATAGCATCTCAACGAGTTCAATCCGCATCAAGTGGAGTTCAAATGGATAGTGGTTCTAAAGCAGAACTAGATCAAACAAACGTATTAAGTGCAAAAATCAATCAATACATTATTCAAAAAAACACAAACAGCAATGCAGCACAAGCAAGGCAACAAGTCTATGCTTTGATGCGTCAGGCTAGTGATGCTCAAATGCAAGAGGCTAATTATCGAGCACAAGCTCTAATTGCTACAGGTGAAGGCGTTGCTTATAACACTATGGCTAAATCAATCAAGCCTTTGGAAAATGCCTTTTGGGGTGCTACCGACAGTTTGCTTAACACTTGGGGTGGTGGTTCGTCAGCAGGTGGCATGAATTGGTCACAGATGTTTTCTTTTAAGTAAAGGTGGAGTATGGCTGTTTTATTACCAACACAAAATCTGAATATAAAAAATTCTGCAAGCTCATTAACTTTTCAGAACTCACCTAAATTGCAAATACAGAGAACGGACACATCAGTTCCTTTTAAGATTGATGTAACTCAAAATTTAAAGTTTGCAAAAAGCGCTTTAGATGTTATTGAAAAATATCAAGAAAACATTAGAACTAAGGCAAAAGAAAACGCTTTGTTGTCAGCTCAAAATGATGCGAGCGTTGAGTTTAACAATCTTTTAAGAGATTACAAAAATTTAAAAGGTCAAAACGCTGTTGATGCTTTACCTGAATATCAGAAAAAATTAGAGAATTTAAAAAAGAACTACAGCGATGCATTTAAAGGTTATGGTGATGTTGCTCATAACTTCAATAAGTGGTTTGATGATAAAACAAACAGTTTTGGTATTGAGTTAAAAAACTATAATGACGCACAGATTGAAGCCGTGAATAATGCTGAAATGAAAGGTAGAATTTCTAATTCAGCAAACACTTTAACAGAACACTGGGGATCACCTTTAGAAGATAAGTATTATCAAGAGTATGTTTCTGCAACTAATGCTGTTTTAGAAAAAAACGGTTATGTGCCAGGTGGTGAAGAGTGGCAAGCAGAGCAAAGAAAAATGGCTGATGAGGTCACCAAAATTGCTGTAGGTAATCAGATCTTAAATAAGAATTTTGGAGGCGCCATTGCTTCTTTGAAACGTTGGCAGCCTCGAATATCAGCTGATGCTTACAATGATTTATTAGCTAAGGCTATTAAAGGAGCTGAAGACGAACAGGAACGACAGGAACGCAAGGCTTTATTACGTGAACAAAGGCAAACTAATTTAGAACTAAAACGTGAACGTGAAGCTTTACGTGCTATTCAGCCTTTAAATGCTGTAGAACAGTTAAGATTTAAAGATGCTCACAAAGATGCAACTTTTGAAAAAATGAAAGAGTTGTTCATGATCAAGAACAACAAAAAAGAAGATGATTTATCTGCAACTGATTATAACGATATTCAGATTATGACCGATGGTGACTTATCAAGGCAGGTCATTGAAGAAAACGCTAGACGTAAAGCTGTATCAGATACTGATTCTATTTTAGATAATAACCTGTCATCAATTCTTTATGCCAAACAAACTAACGGAGAACTTAAATATAAAAATAGAGACGACCTCTATTTGAATATTGACGATCTTAATTTAAGAAGTTCTCTTATTGTCCAGTATGGAGACAAAGAAAAACTGAATACTAAGTTAGCAATGCTTTATGACAATATGAACAATAAAGCTAACTACAGATTAAGTGCTTTTATATCTACAGCTAGTGATGATGTTCTTGATCTATTTTATGGGACCCCTGAAAGACAAAAAGAAACAGAACTTACTTATGGAACAATTCCTTTGAATGACCAAAAAGCACAAGCCCGCATTCTTAAAATTCAACAACAACATCAAGGAACATCAATAAAGAAAGGTGATGCTTTATCTAGTCGTGTATTAGATGAGTTAAACATTAAAAGCAATGACTTATTCAAAGGTGATAACTCATCAAAGTTTATGTTCATTATGCCAGTGGCACAAGATCTTTTTACTACTTATGTGAACAGTAATCTTGTTAAAAAAGATAAGAATGGAGCTGGAGTTCCTGACATATCATCACTTAATCCAAAAGAAATTTCTAATGCTATTGAATTTGTTATCAGAAGTCCTGAATTTGAACAGTCTAAACAGGACTATAAAAACAGCAAAGATGTGATTGATAACACCTACGATGATCTAGATGATAACAACTTGCTGAATGACACCTTCTCTAAAGATGAGGTTAAGTCTCAGCTTTGGCAGTACCAGTCACAATACTACAGAGACAACGGCACATATCCAACATCAAGGCAGCTCTATTTAGATTTTGTTAATAAGCAAAAATCTAAGTTATCTGATAGAGAAAGAATGATAAAGTAACTTAATAAACTAGGTATAATAAACAAAAATCAAAGTATGTGAGCTTAAGTTCACACTGTACACATAAGGTGATAAAAGATGTCTGATAATTTACAACAGCCTATAGGCAATCAAAACGTAGAGTTTACAAAAGAGCAAACAGAGGCTATAGACAGTCAGCTACAAAAGAAATTATCAGCATCACCTGCTCCTATTTTTTATTCTGATACTGTATCTGACGGCATCTCACAGCAAACAAAGAATTACATCAGAGGCAATACACGTGATGTATGGAAAGATGCTGCAATATCACTTCCTGTCTTAGACGAAAACTCTACAGACGAAGAAAAGAAAAAGTATGAAGAGTTAAGCTCAGTCAAAGCTAATGCTAGAGGCGCTTTGGCTTTTGCTGAATACAATGTAAATACAGACAAATCTAAGCAGAAACAGTTTGAGGAGCTGTCACGTTTCTATGGTGCAAACGTATCATCTAACGATGCCGATATTGTTCAACGTTTAATGTCTCAGAAGTTAATGAATGACTGGGTTAAAACATTTGACGAGTACGGTTTACCTGACAGCAGTATTATCAATAACGCTAAAATCAGAAGTAACTTTGATCCTGAAACTTATAAATACTTTAAGACAGCTCAACAGGTTCAGCAAGATTCTAAACTCTTTTCTGATTTAAGACGTTCATTTGCTTTAAATACAGAGCTTAGAAATCTTAATAATGAAAAGATTAATGATGCTGTAGATAGTTTATCCAGTTCTGAATACATTGGTTATCTAAGTGACACTTTACATGGTCGCAATACTCAGCTTAACTCAACAAACAAAGGCATGAGTAACGAAGAGTATGAGGAACGCAAAGCTCAAATCATAGACAGATACTCACGAGATACAGACGGTATTAAGCAGAGCTTATATGACTTGTTCTCTGACATGAGATATTCTCTAGGCGGTTTAAATCTAGTTGATGATTATCGCCAGGCACGACGTCGTGAAATGGAAGAGATCATAAAGAACAATCCTAACATCACGGACAAAGAGCTAGCCTTAGCATTGCACAATTCTAATTCAGGTTCTAACTCTGTAATTCTTAATGCACTAAGTATCATGCTGTTTAAAGGTGCTGGTGAGTACACAAAGATTTTAGGACAGGCTACAGCTAAAACTTTGTCTAAGTTAGGTGTAGATGTATCGGCACGTGTGCCAAAAGTCGCACAGCAGGTGTTAGGTCATACTTCTAACATTGCTATTAACACAGCACAGAACACAGCCTTTTCTAAGATTGATGATGCTAACGTTAAATACAATGCACGTGTTGACGTGGGGCAATCACAGCTAGAAAGTTTGGCGCAAATTCCATCTGATTTAGTATCTGATTTAGGCGAGACAGTAACTCAATCTGCTTTAGTATCTGCTTTCTTTGAATCATTACCACTACTTAACAGAGCGCGAGCAAAGGTTCTTAATTTAAAGAAACAGGCTAACGCTAGAGTTGCTGATGAGGTTGTTTCTAATTCTCCATTAACTAAAAATGATCCTGCTACCAGTGCTGAAATTTACGATGAACTTCAATCAAGAGGCAGTGACAAAATCTATCTTGATAAAGATGCAGTTACTGATGTTATTAACAGAGCAGATCAAGTAGAAAAGAGCGGTGATACTGTAGGTGTAAATAGAGCTGTTTTAGGTGATGAATTTAACGAAGCCTATGATCGTGCTCAACATGGAAACATGATTGAAATCACACGTGGACAATGGGCAAAATTACCGCAGGAGGTACGAGACGAACTCATCGACTACACAACAACTGAAAATGGTGCACCATTAATTCGTGAGCTGTCAGCCACTTTATCAGACAAAAAGATTGAAGAGATTAAAAATGATATTGCTGATAAAGTTCAACAACGCATTAAACGTGAAGAAGAGATGCGACCTATTCAGCAGGAACTTAACAGAGTTCTAGCTGATAATTCTAAGAATACAACTGTTGAAGAAAACAACGTTCTATCTAAAGGTGTAACTACTTTCTTAAGATCAATGTCTGATATTACAGGTGTTGATGTTTCTACTTTATGGAACAAATTTAAGCCTTTAATTAAGCATGAAAAAGGTGTTGATTTTAGTAAAGTTAAGAACGCAAATAAAAGAAATGAGCGTGGTGTATTAGGTGTTATTGATGATGTGCCAGTTATCAAGCTAAACAGTGAAAGTACATTTACTGATGTGCTACATGAACAGTCACACTGGTTCTTACACACAATGCGTGAGCTGTCTAAGGAGAACAAAGAAGTTCACGATCGTTTAGATAAACTTGTTAAATGGTGGGACAGCACAAAGTCATTAGACACTTTATCAAAAGAAGATTGGGCTAAACTACAGGAGCAATTCGTTGCTAGATTTATTGCTGATACGATTGGCAATAAAAAATCAGACAGCACAATTTTAAATAATTTTAAAAAGATGTTGTCACACAACAAGAATAATGAGCTGTTTAATAAAGAAAACTTAGAAAACTTTGATAAAAAAACAATCACTGAAAAAGCATTTAAACAGAACTACGGCGAAGAGTTAAATCAAGGAACAAAAGATTTTAATGATTTTGTTGATTCTCTTTTTGAATCAGAACAGCTCTATAAAGAACAGATTGAGCAATATCCTATTGATGATTTGTTAGGTGATATTGATAGTTCACCTCTACCTGATGAAGCTAAACAGCTATTTAAAGACACAGTAAAGAGTGACTTAATCAATCATCATGCTGCTTTAAAAGGTTTGATTGATGAGTTAGCTATTAAGAAGTTTTTAATCGGCTTGGTTAATGGTCGTTCTTTAGACAAACTAAAAAGACAAATTATCAAAAAGAACATGGCTAAACTTCCACGTGAAGATTTAGAAAAACAATTAGTTGCTTTAGATAACTTAGCAAAGAAGTATGAAAAGGTAAAAGAAGAGCAGAAACAGCTATTAAAAAATGATCCTCGTACTATTTACATCGAAGATTTAAAGACATTACCTATCTCATTAAAAGACAAGAATGTTCCTAAATACATTGAAGACAAGCTCAAAGCTAAAAAGATTGTTGATAATGATACAGGCATCGAAGTTAGAGAAATCTTAGATGATTATTATCGTTTACCTCAGCAATGGAAAGATGCTATTGATTCAGCTAAGGATAAAGAGCAGGCATTACTTGAATGTATTGCTAACTATTCTATTGAGAATGAAGCTAAACGCATTGCTTACAAGGCAGTTTTAGATAAAGCTATAAAGAAAACACAGCTGGAAGGTGAATTAAAAATCAGTAAAAAGATTAGCTCGATACATCGTCAATTAGGCACACAGATTCTTAAGGCTTTAAAAGCTATAACTAAGACAGGTGAGAATGCCAAAAAGATTTTATTTAACATCAAAAAAATTGCACAAAACGATGTTGATCAATTAGCTTTTAGTGATTTATCTGTATCCAGTGCTCGACGTTTAGCAGCTAGAGCAAATCAGAAAGTCAAAGTATCTTTGGCTCGTGGTGAGTTAAGAGAAGCTGAAAAGCAAACAAGAAACGAACTGTATCAGAATGAAAAAGCTGAATACATCGCAGATACTATTCACTACGTTGAAAAGAAAATGGCTGATTTTAAAGATTTAGCTAGTCGTAATGTAAAAAGAGTAGGTAAGAGTTACGATCCGAACTTAATGGATTTATTAAGAATTGTTACTGATACTATTGGATTAACTGAACGTAAGGCTAACGGTTTTACTATTGGTGATATTGCTGAAATTAAAGAACGTATCTTAAATGAAAGTGACTACTTGGATTCTTTAGGTGAAGAGCAGGCTTTAATCGAACGTGCAAAAATAGAGGCGTTTTGCAACAGAGTTGCTGATGTTGCTAATGATTACTATGCTAATCGTACTGTATCTAAGCTCTATGATTTGATTGAGTTTATGTCTGCACTAAAAGATTATGCACGTAAGACAAAAACATTCTGCGATGGTGAAAAAACTATTGAATTTAAAGACGCACAAGAGCAGTTGGTTAAGACGACTTCTGATTTAAAGACAAAGAAAGCTTCATTAAATGGTGCTAGTCAAGGCAAATCTAAAGGTGTGTTTGCTGCCTTCGGTGCTTTACGTAAAAAGTATGCTTTTCAGGCGGAGCATACAGTAGAACGCTATGACGGAAAAAAGCTTGGTGTATGGCATGAGCTCATCTATGCTCCTATTGAGCGCGGTTATACTCAGATGAAGTTAGCTTTAAGAGATATTACATCTAAGCTTGGAGATAGTTTATCTAAGCTTAAGATTGATAGCCGTGAGATACAGACAGATTTAATCATCAAGAATGAAACAACAGGTAAGAATGAACGTTTGGTTTTAGGTTCTCGTTCAGGACATTTTAACGGTCGTACTACTTTAGAAATTTTAGGTTTACTTTTACACTGCGGCACCAACTACGAAAAGCTAGTGAAAGGTTATGTTGCTGATCCTGAAATTGGAGCTAAGTTTAAAGACGGAACAGAAGTAAATTTAAACAATGACAAATCAGTTTACGCTTGGAAACAAGAACAGTTTAACTCAATGATTCAGTCATTGTGTGATCAAGGTTTTATGACTAAAGAACTTTTAAATTGCTGTAAAGAGATATGGGGAACATTTAAAGAATTAGATCCTAAAGTTATGCAGGCTACACGTGAGCAGAACGGATACGGTTTTAAGCGTTTAGACGGACAGCCTTTATCATTCAAGTTAGCTGATGGTTCGGAAGTTAGTGTAGATGCTGGATATGTTCCTGCTATTCTTAACAATGACAGAGCTGTAACTAAAGCTAGTGAAAACGGAATTGACATCACAGCTACAGGTGCAATGCAAAATCAGATGTCAGTTATGAGCTTAAAAACACCTTCCTTTATTAAAGAAAGAAATCAAAAAGCGTTCCATGCTTTAGATTTAGATCCTGTACATATCATCTCAGGAATTGAACAGGAGCTTAAATTTATTTACTTAACACCTAGAGTAAATGAAGTAAATAAATTATTACATTCAAAAGCCGTTGCAAATGAGATTGAACGTATTGATCCAGGTGCCTTAAAAGAAAGATTTGAGCCTTGGATTAAAACACTTGCAACAGGTCAAGATATTACTCCTGCGTCTTCTAATAAATTCATTCAGTGGATTAGTAGAAAGATGCAAGATACAGGCTTGTCTATTATGGCAGGCTACATTAAGAACGCAGGTGAGCAGTTCTTTGATTTAGCTCCTGTGATGTATGAAGTAGGTTTTACTAATACTATGAAAGGCATAGTAATGGCTACTATGTATCACAATAAATTAAAAGCTGAGATTTGCAAAAACTCTGCATATATGAACTCTCGATTGAATGAAAGTAACAACTCGATCAATGAGATATTTAAGCGTATTCAGCTTAACCCTTTTCAGTACACAAGTAACGGTCAAAAGTTAAAAGCTGGTGCTCAGTGGATTCAAAATTTCAGTCGTGAAAATGCAATGTTTGCTCAGGTTTACACTCAAAGATTTATTGATGAGATCACTTGGTATGGAGCACAGCAAAAGTATTTACACGATCACCCTGAGCAAACTAATTTAACTGAATCTGTTAAATATGCAGACAGTGTAGTTAGAACTGTTTTAGGATCTTACGATCGCCCTGACACAGCTTTAATTGCAAAGTCAAATGCTTGGTACAAGTTATTTACAACATTCACATCTTACTTTATAAATAAGATGAATTTGTTATCAACAAGGCTTGCAAAAAATTCAAGAGAATTTCAAAACTCAAATAAGCGTTTTTCTGATTATATGAACAGGTACGGTCACGATGTATTAGCTATTTCATTCTTTACTTTGTTACCTTCAATGCTATCAGAACTGCTAACACAAACAGTGAATGGCAGTTTAACATCTGATGATGACGATGAGTTTAGAGCAGGTTTATGGAATGTTGCATTATCACCAACTAAATTTGTTGCTAGTGGTAAAGCTCCTTTGATGTCAAATATGGTTGTTTCTCCTTTAGTTGACATGGCAGTTGGTAAACAATATTTCAGTTCTGCTTATATGAACTCACCATTGCTAACTACAGGAACAGCTTTTTTACATTCAGGTGTGAACGTCTATAACGCATCTGTAAATGGCGGTGAGTTAAAATCATCAGATGTCAGAAATATTATGATGGGAACAAGTACCTTGTTAGGTGTTCCTTTTATTGGAACGGCATCACGCCCAGTGCATCACGCTGTTGAGCTATCTAATCGTGAAGTTGAACCTACTGATAATTACTTCATTGAAGCATGGAAATTTATTCACGGTAGATAAAAATCTATTTAGGAAATGATAGCTTTTTTGGTAGTTAAAACTATCAGGAAAACTATCATGTCCTCATTAAGTCAAGACGAGATAAACAAGCTCACAAGTACACAAAGTACAAGAACAAGTAATGATGCAGTAACTACTTATAAAGGAAACTTTATTGGTGATTTAACAGGCATTGCTTCTTACGCTAAGGCACTACTTAAAGCTTTTAGATTCAGCATTATCGGTGATGATGCCAGTGGTTATGTAGATATTACTGGCGATGCTCCAGCTAATTTAACTTTGGTCGTAACTCATGCAGCTAAAGCAGATTCAGCCGATTACACAGCAAAAGCAGGTGTAGCTTCTTTAGCTTTTAATTCAGATCTTGCAAACTTAGCAACTTTTGCCCTTGAAGCAGGTTGTTTACGTACATTTGTAATTAAGTTCACCGAAGATAGTGCGATTAAAGGCACGATGACATGGGATAGTGATACATCAACCGTCACAATGAAGATTGATAAAGTGGACTTAGCAAAGGCGGGTGTAACTTTAGTTGATAATATTACTTTAGCTGATACAGAAAAGTTTGACAAAACTAAGTTGTACTTTGATGTTCCTAATTCTGCTTTATGGTTCTATGACAATCAATCAAACGTTTGGAAAAATTTATTACAGTACATTACAGATTACTTAGTAACTCTTACTAATAAAGACACAGAACAGCAGGCACAGATTGACAAAAACACAGAAGACATTGCTGATTTACAGCCTACAAAGTACACAGTTACATTTAACAATAAAACATACTCAATGCGTAATACTCTGATTGACGAGGTGTCAAATGGCTAATGAAAAAGAATGGCAACAAGACATAAGTACAGCTGTTGATGCTCATACTACTAAATTGTCAGATCATGAAAATCGCCTTAATCAGGCTGAAACAAACATCGCCGACCATGAAAAGCGTATTGATAATATCGAAACAACATCTGATGTAGGTCAGTTTGCTACACGTATTCAGGCTGTTGAAGAAAAGAATACAGAACAAGACAGTGCCATTGACACTTTAAAGAAAAATGTATCAGATAATTTACAAACAGCAAAGCAATACACAGATACAAAGTTAGCTAATTATGCCACTAAAACAGAAAACAGTGACACCTTAGAACAGGCTAAACAATATGCTAATAGTAAGGCAGATGACACCTTAGAAAATGCAAAGCAATACAGCAATACTAAAGCAGATGACACTTTAGAACAGGCTAAAACAGATGCCTCTCAAAAATATCTACCATTTACAGGTGGAACTATGGCGGGGTATTGTTTGATAAAACATCAAACAAACGATCAAGCTATTAGTATTATCGGCGGAAATTTTAACGGTAGTCAGTTATATGGAGGTTGCGTTTCATGCCGAGGTATAGATAACACTTATGAAGCAGGTAATGTAACAATACAAGCGGTTAATCCACAAACAAAAAAACTATCAACGCTCATTGTAGGCGATAACAAATTAAATTTTAATAAGCAACATATAGTTAGAAGTGTAAATGGGGTAAATGCCGATGATAAAGGTAATGTTAATCTTACCGATTATGTAAAGTTAGCATCAGCTCAAACTATTTCAGCTCAACATAATTTTTCAGCAGGTGTAAAAATCGGCGGTTGTTTAATTACAGTAGGTTAATATGGCACGCATAAAATTTAATGTAAATGGAACAACTTATTCAACTTGGAACCATACAACAAAACTAACTACTCCTAGTTTAATCTTAAATGACAAGGGCACAGTAAGATATACACCTTTGTTTGCTGTAAATAATGGTGCAGAGGCTACATTAGATAATCATTGGTATTACAGATGCGGTGCTTTGGCTGTTACACATAACGATACTAAGTACCATGTTGCAATCAGTCGAAGATATACGAACGTGTTATCGGGGACTATCAGTACAACTATTACACATAGTGGTAAAACAGGTACAACTACAACAACTACAAGTAAGACCGTTACACCAGCAGGCACTCATGAATTTGGCTTTCAAACTGTCCCCCCTGGCAATCACGGCGTTCAAGCTGATGTTACCGTTAATTATGGTGTAACTTTTTTACAAACACCAGCTATTTATATCCACTATGGCGGAACACTTGTAAGCGCAGGCACAAGCTCATGTGTAATCAGAATGACCAGCACAGTTGTCAATTCGGGAACAAGCACAGCATACATGAATGCTGGCTCTGTGAACTACTTGCTAACCGTTACAGGTAATGTTGCAACAACAACGACAACCTATCCAGATGAAACAAAATCAGCTGTTGCACAAGGTAATTTTTATTATGGTGTAACTTATCCTAGTGCACCTAATTTATGGACAGACGGTTCAGGTATTGCTGTGTATAACAACAACGGTAACGCATCATGTCACGTATCTAAAACATTAAGCGGTACAGTTGCCTTTGGTAAATCAGCTACTTTATCTCATAATTTCGCAGTAGGTTTTAACGGTGATTTTGGATTAGGCTAATGGAACAGTGGAAGTATTGGAAAAACTTACCTATTGTTAAAATTTCAGACAAAGGAAAAGTTTTTGATTGTAAACGCAATTTTTTTTGTAAAACAGAAACGATTAGCGGTCATGTTTACGTTTGGATTGATGTGTTAGGCATCAAAAGATATTTGTTAGCACAAGTGGTCGCTGACACTTGGCTTGATAACCCTAACAATTATCATCTTATCAAGCATAAAGACGGAAACAATCTGAATAACTGTGTTTCTAACTTAGAGTTTGTAGAAACAATGGAAGACACGATCAATCATTCTAATGACAAAAAAAACATTGAGCGTTGGAAAGAAAAGATGAAAAGACAACATCAGGCATTTAGGAGCTTATAATGATTTATACAATAAGTTTAAAAGAAAATAAGATTGAAAAGAAAGATGAAATTTTTTACTTTGAAATGGCACAATCTTATGAACTTACAGATTTAGGCATAAACAAAATCATCTATAACGAAGATGCAGACGAATACAAGTACTTTGACAATACAAACAAAGAGCTTGATATAGAGCTTAACGAGTATCAAAAAACAGTACGAGATACAATCTTAACTACATTCCATTCTCTTTTTGATGCTGATGCTTTATTGCGATTAAGACAGAGAAAAATATATGACTTAAAAATACAATGTACTTTTAATAATTATTGTGATGTAAATTGTAATTTTATGTCTAGCTTTGGTGTTCTGTTACAAGGTGACAGACAACACATTGATTATTACAAGAACTTGTTAAATTACACAGAAAATAACATGGTAATTACTGATGTAACAGGCGAACAACAAGAGGTCACAAAAGAACAATTAAACACCATTATTGAAGAGGCTACAATTAACTTAGAGTATCAGCTAAAACAGCAACAACAAGCTATCGCTGATCTAAGCTCTTTAGCTGATGAGCAGTCAATAGAAGAGTACAAGGCGATTATTACACCTTATAATTTCTTTAGCACTAATGACAATCAACCTGATATTGAAGATATTAGAATTAAAGTTAAAAACGAATTGATGTATCCACAAACATTATCAGACGGTTTACTTGAATTGTCCGATCAATATGAAACAACAAACACAGAAAATCAAGATGCGATTATTGAACTATCAGATTTGGTTTGTGAGTTACAAGAAGAAGTTAAAAAATTAAAGGCAAAACAAGGAGCTTAAAATGAATACTTTATATTATCGTTATGTAATTATGGGAAAGCGTACTGTTGATAGCATTCCTGCATCAAGACGTGAAGCTGTAAAAGAAATGCTAATCAAAAATGGTTACACAATAAATGATGACGGCAGCGTTTTTAAAACAGGTTTACCTGACACAGAAAATTAGTGTATAATGCGCACGATGTTTCATAGGTATAGGCACTAGCAATAGTGCCTTATCTTTTTATTTAGAGCATTGCGCAATTTTATAAAAAACTACGTAGCCTATACCGCTAAAATCCTGCTCAAATCCCTGCTTAACTTCATCATCATTTAGATAGAATGAGCCTGAATATCCCCAGCGTTTACAAACATCATCACTACCATTCAAAGCTGAAATCCAATCAGGAGTAACAGGATCAAAATCTATTCCGAATTTAGTTTGCTTATATCCTAAAAACACGACACCATCACTTTGGCTAGCCCATAATACCTTAGGTATGATGTCTCTAGGCTTTGGTGTACAAGCTGTTAGGGTCAATAAAGCAATTCCTGCAATAGCTAATAGTTTTTTCATAAATTCACTCTACTAAAACTTTGATAAATTCTCTTATATTTACATCGTAATCAAACGTACAAAATCTGCTATTTTGTTTAATAAAGAAAACAAAATAGGAGAATACTATTATGCTTGATTATGACACGCCAGTTAGCATATCCCAACATTTTTATAATGGCATTGTGATTCGTGCACACGTTCATTCTGAAAACGGTACTGTATGGCTAGTCGGTGCTGATGTATGCAAGGCTTTACAGATAACTAATCCTAGTTATGTTGCGAGTAAACTAGGTAAGGCTAATGTTAAACATCATTACCTTATCAACTCACAGGGAAAACAGTTGGTTACGTGGTATTCGCCAAGAGCTATTTATAAACTCTGTCAACAATCTAAATCTACACGCGGTTTAGATTTTCTTAAGTGGTACTCATCAATTCAAGCTGATTATGTACTTATCCCACGTGAAACAATGCTTAAACTCTTCGATATTTTAGAAAAGATGAGATCTTTTATCTAATTTATATCGTTCTTATTGCTTACTTATACCGTCCTTACAGCTACTCTTTACGTGTTGAATAAATCAACATTTTTAATCCATACATTCAAACACAAGGAGTTTATTATGGGTGATTATGCAAGTAAGGGACTAGCAAACGGTGTAGGTATTCCTGCATTAGTTTTAGGCTCATTAGGCTTTTTACAGTCAGGCGGTTTAGGTGGTATCTTTGGCGGCAATCAATCAGCTATGGCTTGTGCTATGGGAAATAGTGCCGTTGCTGTTTTGGCTGAAAAAGATGCTGAAATCGGTCAATTAAAGGCTGAAAAGTACACCAACGATCAGGTTGCAAAAACTTACATCGCACTACATTCAGAACTAGGCAAAGTAAGTGACAGGGTAAACGATTTAGCTTTAGGTACTGAAAAGCGTTTCGGTGCCGTTGATTGTCAGCTAGGTGTTATGGCTACTGCTACTAACAATGCTATTCAGTCTCTGCAAAATACAGTAAATCATATCACTAATACTGTAATTCCTATCAGTGCTATCTGCCCTGAGGCTATGCCACGTTACAATACATGGACAGCACCAACAGCAGAAGCACCAAACACACAGCCTGTAACTGTTCAATCAAGAACTAAGGCTTAGGAGTAACGTATGAAAATCAGTGTAGATAATTTCATTGAATCAGTCGATGAATGGGTGGAACAAAAACTTTTAACTAAAGGTACACCAATTCAACAAGGCATTGCATCTTTTATTTATTTTCAGGGTAAGGATAAGCTTAAAAATTACTTATCAGCTTTGAATTTTTTAGCAGATGAAAACGGTGATTTTAACTACACTGATTTGGAAGCTAACTTGAAAAAATCATTTGAAAAAATGGGCAATCAATACAAAGTGCCTATGCTTTCTTATGTTTTTGATACTCAAGATTTGAATGAAATTCTACAGATAGCTAGAGGTAAAGCACATGAATAAGGCAGTTGATGAGTACACTGGTAATGATATGAATGCTGCTATTGACCACGCTCAAAAAATGGCGATGGCATCGATCGAATGTACATATCACAATACTAAAGACGAGGACTGTTTAACCTGTGACGAAATGCACAAAGTTAAAAAGGCTCTTCAGGCTATTGAGATTTGTCACGCTTTAAAAACTAACATCAGATTAGCACCGTTAAAATAGTGCCTATTCTGCATGACAAAAGGCGATCATCTGACCGCCTTTTTTTTATCTTAGCTCAATAGAAATATATGTCTCTTTAGATAAATTACTAAAAATCAAAGACAAATCATAAATTTTAGCTTTTCCATATTGTTTTAATAAGCCATCAAGTTCGCAATCATTCAAAGCACCTCCATAAATTGCGTAATTATGGCGATCGTACACTTTAAAATGAATATTGCCCTCACCATTCTCTTTGAGATTAGCTAAATCTAAATGTTCGACTAATTGATTTAAAGTTAAATTATTACCGCTGAATTTGTTGATTAAATTATTTAACATAATCATTTACTCTATAAAAAAACACTTATCAAAGGGGACTAGCCAATCCCCTTACATAAATATTTTTTTATCTTACGCAATACAGGTGTGAGCGCTTAAAAGTCGAATATTTTAAGTCGCAGACACTAGTCATACTAGTGCTAGAAATGCTTTTATATACCTGGGCAGGCACAAACTCACCGTTATGATCACGCTTAATTGCTCTAATGATAATGCCGTTCTCTGTGTAAATGCTGGTACCGTCTTTTTGTTCGTGCCAACCGTCTGATATTATTTTAGTCATTTTTTTTTGTATCTCCTAAAAAGTGCCTATTCTAGTTTGAAATTTGATTGTGAGCTTTTAAGCTGATAGCAGCATAAGTCAAAAATATTTGATTATTTCTCAGCTTTCCAATTAAGTTGTAAAATTCACAACTGCGATCAAGTTCTGTTAAGTTCTCAAAATGAGAACTCATAAAATCTTGAATTTCTTTGATGATGTCTGCGCAATTATTGACATAATACTTGATTGTACTTAAATCAGATTCTTGTTCATTAGCAATTTTTTTTCAAAAGTTCTGCTTTTGTCATTCTTTTTTTTCTCCAATGTGTGAAAAGTGCCTATGCTACTGAATAGCGTTATTTGTGATTAGTCACATAAAAAGACTTGATTTAAGCCTTTTTATGTGACGGCTGCACCTGGCAACCGCCACAAAGTCAATTTTTTGACGTGCTAGAATGGACAAAACTCATCACGATCGGCGCTCAGTTCTTCGACTTGCTCAGGGGTCAAAGTGCCATAAGCGTGATCGCAAAATGGGACGACTTGATCAAAGTCTTCGGCTTTGTTGCCTTCTGCGATCCATTGTTTGAGCTGTTGATCGTGTTTGTATTCAGCTTCTGACCTGTGATCAAAACTAACTTTGAAAAGGTCACGATCGGTGCTGTCTTTGTCTAAGATGTAAGTTGTTGAATCAGGGTTAGAATAGCTTGCAGCAGCTGCAATTAGTGCGCTTTTCTCTTCTGCGCTAATTTTTGCGGGCACCTGGTATCTAATGATCTGATCGTGCTGGTCATCGTTAGGGTCTCTTTTCTGTGCTGCTAAACTTCTGCGATCATGCGCATTAATAAAAGCGCTTAAAGGAAACAAAGTAAAGTAATGAACTTTACCGCCAGCGATCTGAATCGGACATCTAGCACCTTTTGAGCCTTTTTTAACAATATAGAAAAGTTTTTTAGCTTGCGTTATAGTTGCAAAGCCTGTAAATGCAATCGCATTCTTTTGGCAGTAGTCACTTAGAATGTTCGCAATATCTGAATTAGCTTTATAAGCTTTTCCAGTTAAGAAGTTAAAATAGCACATGATTGTATTTCCTTTTGTTGTTAAGTTTGTGAAAAGCGATTAGAGTTTTTAACTTTGATCGCTTTTTTTAAATACATTCTGCTCTAAACGCATCATTATCTAAATGATAATAGTTTCTAATTTGATTTAAAAAGTCACCTGCGATATAAGTCCCACAATATTTATAACGCATATACCAGCCGGCACCGTCTATTTTGACCTTTTGATTAAAGGCTTTTGCAACACTTTCGGTGATGTTCCATAATTCACCGCCATCAATAATAAAACATCTGATTTTGATGCTCATTTTGCTTCTACTTTCATCTAATAATGAAATGTAGATTGTTGTATCTTTGTTAAGTTCTTTGAAATTTACTGAATAGCTAGCCATTTTTAGATCTCCAGTTTAAAAATAATTAACACCGTTTTTGATAACTAATTGCAAGCCGTTTTCAAAGAAAACTTCTTTCTCATCAATGTTGAAATGATCTTTTGAGTGGTCAATTTCAACGGGTGTATTGTCATCGCAGGTTGGATCAAAATAGATTGATCTGTTTTTTGATGTCTTGATGTATTCATTTTCTGTATTCATTTTTTTGTCTCCAGGTTGATGAGAACGTTCTTTTTTCGTTCTCTTTATAATTACATTATATGATAGTTTTTATAAAATATCTATGGTTTTTTTACAAAGAGTGTAGAAAAATAGTTAAGTGATTGAAATATCTATAATTAAACTTTGAAATTTGACTAATTAAAACGCTTTATCTATACTTTTTAATAAAAAAATAGGGTAGATTTGGAGCTAAAAAAATGAGTATAAGAGTGTTTAATATTGAATTTAAAAGTTTAAGAAGTTTGCAAATGATGCTCGGATATGCGTCGCCTTTATCTAGCGGCGCTATTGCTCGACAATATGGCAGCGTTGAAAAACTCGTTCTAACACGACTAAAGACAGACGACAAAAAAGAAGCAATAAAAAAGCTCAAAGAGTTGCAAGTCTCAGGCGCAGCCGCAGGAACAAAAGCACAGAAAAAAGAACTAAAGACAATTTATAAATGTTTGTTTGCCGCATGGTCTCAGCTTGATGAACTCCAACAGCTGACAATTATCAAGACAGTCGCAGGTGCTGAAAATATCAATTACGAAGAGTTAGAAGAAAAGATAAGTAAATTCAAAGAGTTAAATACGAAGTAGTAAGATTATAATTATAGTCTATTGACGTGTTGAAATGAAATGAGCTATAAAGCGTTAAGCACGTGAGCACACGTGATATATATTTATAGTTAAGTTTTAAAGCTAGTGAGCTGACTTATTCAAGTTTAGTTTGCTAGTTTTTTTATTGCTCTTTGCTCCTGTGAATCAACTTTGATTTGCTAACGGCTCAGGTTTGCCAGGCAGTTTACATTGCTCATGGTTTGCATTGCTAACGCTGTTCAGAACTAAAAAAACAAAGAAACAAAGAAACGAAAAAGAAAAAAAAAACGAAAAGGCAATATAACGCAGACAAAAATTCAAATTCTCTAAATTCTTTTCAAAACTCTAGTAAATCAGCATCAAATCACGGTAAATCAATCACTTAGCGTAATTCTGTGCGGTTCGGTGTCAATAGTCATCTTCACACCATGCAATATAACTACTTGATATATAAGATATTTGTCTGATTATGCCGTGAGTTTGTAACTTGTATTCGTGACTTTGACCGCCTTAAAATAGTAACGATTACTAATTAGCTTTGGGGAGGGGCGAGGGGGGAGGAGGGAGAGGAGAGGCGACCGCTTTGGAGCTGAACCCTGATACCCCCAAACACCCGCTTGATTTTTCATATTACCCCACATAAATTTTTTTCAATTTTTTGAATTTAGTCCCTCACAAATTTTTTCTGATTTTTCAAATTCATGCCCCTATATAGCAATGCAAAGTTTAATAAAAATGCAAATAAAAGTTTAAAAATATAAAAAAGAACTTTACAAAGTTAAATAAAAGGTATAAAGTTATTTATGTACTTAGATATGAAGTTTTCATATTTTTGTATCTCCTTTTAGTTGATGAAAGAAAGAACGTGTACTCACAGTAAGCAATGCTTACTTTATCGTTTTGTATTTAGGCTCTATAAATTCAGTAGGTAAAGTTTGCTGTGAGTGCTTTTTTTTAGAGCAATGGTGTAAGGGTAGCACACAAGGTTTTGATCCTTGCGGTAGTAGTTCAAATCTGCTTTGTTCTGCCATTTTATAGCTATGAGATATTTTAAGAAGCTAAGCTGCGGGTGCGTTCTGTAGTGACCTTAAGATGTCTCATAAGTATGAAATGATTAGCGTAAACTAAAACTTTTTCGTTAGTCTAATAAAAGGTGTCATTTCATACTTAAGAGCTGTTTAAAAGTTTTCTTCCGTTTACTCTCTTTTAGACGGCTCTTAAGTGTGAAGTGAATGATTGGTTGATTTGATATGTACGGCATACCGCAGTTTCACTTCACACTAAAATTTGCAAAGTGTATATGAATTAGTGGTCATATCTTACTCTTTGCCGTTTCTCTCACTTCTAACGTAAAAAGAGTGTAAACAATGGAGTGTTGGTAGAGTGGCTGAATACATCTGCCTACTAAGCAGACAATCACGTAAGTGGTTCAAAGGTTCAAATCCTTTACACTCCGCCAACGGATAGGTGACAGAGTTGGTAAATGTAACGGCTTTGAATACCGTCAGTCATGTGAATGGCTTGTGAGTTCGAATCTCACCCTATCCGCCATGTAGAAGTGACAGAGTGGTAAATGTAGCAGACTGTAAATCTGCCGTTCAGAAATGAACTTCATAGGTTCAAATCCTATCTTCTACACCATTTGGTCTTGTAGTTTAATTGGTTAAAACAGACAACTCATAATTGTCAAGATATAGGTTCAAATCCTGTCGGGATCACCGGTTTTAGCGGTTCGGTAATGTGTCGCATTAGAAAAAACATTACTATTGCACATAAGAATGTAGCCCAGCATCTAGTGCAATGTCTTGTATCAGACAGGGTACCGCTTAAAAGTCGTGAGCGAAATCACGACTATGGGCAAGGTTTGATTTATAAGTGAAGTGATCTCTGCACTTATAAGGCTTGCCCGTGAGCCTGCAATCACGGTGCACCATTTACTGTTACTTTAATTTCCTAATTAACGTATGGTTGGTTCGCCCCTTGTCCCTTGTAAAAGGGGTAAGGGGTATTTTTTTATGTTTAGTTTAAAAGGCTTAACACCTTACTTATGGGCTGTATCTGTATTAGGCAGTGCTTATATAGGCTATTCGCTTACAAGTTCTTACTATCAGATAAAGCTTGTAACAATGGAGAAACAAAGTGAGCAGATACTTAATGAAGCTCAAAAGGCTAAGACACAAAAGGAACAAGAATTTTTTACGGAGGCGCTAAATGTACAAAGCAACTTGTCAGAAGATATACAAGGCATTGCATTTACTTATAATCATTACTTTTCTGACTTTCTGCCTGGCGATAGTAGTAGGTTGCAGCAATCAGGTAACGCCAGTGGCAGTAAAGACGTGTCCTCAAATTCCGAAGTTACCACCTCAATTTCACAAAGTAAATGTCAATGCGATGGAACGGACAAAACAAAACTTCGAGAATTTTATAAACGGCAATTAACTATCGATCGTGATTGTGACATAACGGCAGCACACTACAACGCATTGATTGATTTATATAACAAGGTGTCTAAATGAACGCTTATGAATATATCCTGTCAGCTCTAATGGTGATGATGTACTTAGGAGCTATCTTTCTTGTTCTAAAGTATTTAGCAAAGTTTTGTGATTCATGCTGCCGAGACTGGCATTTTTTAGATCAGCATTACAACGATGACTGGGGTGATAAATGACATTACCAGCATTATTTCTTTTAAATCTCTTCTTTTGGTTTTCTTGTTTTGTTTTTGCTATTGGTAAAGAAAACTACACTAAGACACAGCTATGTATTTCAGTTTCTCTTGATGTTCTCTTTTTACTGATAGTAGTCGGTATTTTGATTTATGCACATTATTATGTGCCTTTCTCTTTTTAGATAGGAATTATTTATGACTGATACTGTTTTACAACCTAAGCATTATATGCAAGGTTCACATGAATGTATTGAAGAAATAGAAGCAATGCTCACTCCTGATGAGTTCAGAGGCTTTTTAAAAGGTAATGTTATCAAGTACAGATACCGTGCCAACCTAAAGAATGGTAAGGAAGATTTAGCTAAGGCTGATAACTATGCTTACTATCTGATTAACGGTCATTTTAAGACAGAAAACGATAAAAAAGATGAAATTGCTTTTAACAAACTTAATGACTTAATGCAAGATGAATGTATAGCTCTAGCAGTTTGTACATTATTTAAAGAAAAACTTTTATCACCTGATACTTTAAGAACTAAACAGAAGATTTATTCTTTGATTGATTTGAATAAAACACATGAATTAGGTTCAGATTCAGATTCAGTTTTTATTTTATACGAACTACATTTTACTGATGATAGTAAAATAGAGTTTCTTCTTGAAAGAGGTGTTACTTTAAAAAACTTTTTTACAACTAATTGTAATTGTTGCACAGGTGCAAGATATAGGCTATAAATAACTCAAAAATAGCATTCCTTTCAGATAGTGTCATTTTGAATATATCGAAATAGTCAATTTGACACTATAAGATAAAATAAGCATTTCTACATTATTCTTTCAATAAATAAGATCTTATATACTTTTCTCATCATGTTAAAAAATTCAATCTTTGGAACTACAATCTCAACAGCATCATCACCGTTGATAATAGATACCTGGTCGATGATTGGATTGTATTTAACCTTCCTGAGAACAAGCGCGTCTTCCATCACTAAGAAATACATTTTATCATTTTCGATTCTTTCATTGTCAATCTCTGTTAGCAGCAGTCGGTCACCTACTGCTATGTTCTTATAATTACTGTTTGCTAAAACACAAACGCACTTATCTGATGAAAGTTTAAAGCTGTCAAAGATTTCTTTATTGATGGTTAAGCATGGTTCGGGCATTTCAATTAGTTTTAGATTATCGTCAAAACAAGTTACAGTGTTGACAACAAAAGATATAACCTGTTCACCAGTTATCTCTTCTATTGGCACCTGGAAGAAGTCAGCTATCTTATGTACAACATCATCACTGAAAGGGCGAAGTAGATTACCGTCAAGCCATTTCACAATCGTTGGATAAGTTACACCTAAAGCTTTCGCTAAATCTGTTTTCTTTGTGTTATGTAAAGTCGTTAGCTTCCTTAAGCTTTGGCATACTGTTTTTGCGTTATACATAAATTCCCCTTTTATTTTTTATATATATATTTGCTGTTAGTTTTTAAAAATAAAAAGTTATAAATAATAAAGCAAAGCAATAAAAAATTCAACATAAATTTTAATTTGTAAAACTGCTATATACTAAAGATTTAAAAAAACTTTAAATATTTACTTGCAAAATTAAAGATAAAGTATAAAATACTTAAACATAAGGTATAAAAACCTAAAGGAAATATTTAAAAGTGAAAACAGTAAACGTACTCTTAACAGAAGATATACTAGGCAATGCAAAGCTAAAGCTATCATCAAAGCTTTTATTTGCTCGTGTTCTTTTTTTATCTTCTGTATCTACTAGAGCTGATAAGGCTGTTTTCTATTCAAATCAACAGGCAGTAGAAGAGCTGCACTTGTCTTTAAGTTCAGTACAAAGATCATTTTCAGAGTTGGAAGATAACAAGCTGATTGAAAGCAATATCCAGCTAATCAATTTTAAAAAGGTAAGAAGTATTACTGTAAAAGGTGAATATTTTACAAGTTCCGATATGGTCAATTTGACTAACGAAAATGTCAAAATGACTATATCGAAAGTGTCAAATCGACCATATCGAAATGGTCAAAATGACATTTTCTACCTTATACATAATAGTATTATTAGTAATAGTAAATCTTTAGATAGTATTTATATAGTATCTAAAGAGTTCTCACAAGAAGACTTTACAGCTTACATAGAGAATATCTTTTTAGACTATAAAAATAAGAACATCTCTAAATATCCTCAACTCGAAACAATGAACTGCGCTCTAATGGCTGAGAAGTTCTACACACACTACGCACCTATGAAGTGGAAAGATAAAAAAGGTGCTCCTGTTAAAAATTTAAAGTTAAGAGTTCGTCAATGGTGTTTGCGTCAAATTGAATATGCTGGTCGTTATCAGCAACCTAAAACAACACCTGTTGCTACACCTGCTGACGTTGACCGCATAGCACAAAACATTGCTGATTCTCAATTTGGCGATGATAAAAACATCATTGATGTTGATTTATCAAGTAACGATTCAAACTTACTTATGAGGAAGTAATTTATGGACAAGAAAGATGTAAAACCTTTTGTTGAACTGTGGAAACAAGTATCAGTTTTGTATGGTCGTGAGATTAACGAACAGGCTTACGGCTTGGTATTCAACGCATTAAAAGAATTTGACTTTGAAGATGTAAGAAATGCTGTATCTCTTCACCTTCAAAAATCAAAGTTCATGCCAACAGTTGCAGATATTTACGAGCAGGTAAAGTGTTTAAAGGGTATTGATACAAAGGCTTTAAAGGCTAAGGCTAATAATTTCTACAATCAGATTAACGATCACTTAGACACAGGCTGTGATTATATCTGTGATGATCCACGAGCTGTGTTTGCTTTTAGAAGCGCTTTTGGGTCCCTTGCTGAATTTGGTATGCACTCAACAGCACAAGATCCTTTTGACCGTAAAGCTTTTGTAGATGCGTATGTAAATGCACGAGGCGAGTTTGCAAGAGGTATGATTTGTCCTAACTTGATTCAGGGACGTAATCATTTCTCACCAGTGGTTAGAGTTCGCTTTATTGGTAGAACTGATAAATGCAAGAAAGCTCTTACAGACATTTATTCCTTCTCAAAGCAGAAGGCTAAGGTCGTAACCTTCGAGCAAAACAAATCTGTAATTCCTGAGTTAAAGACCCCTGTTCATCAGGAGACTGAATTTAACGTTGAGATAAACGGTCAGCGTTTTAAGAATGGCTTAGATGCTTTAAATGCTGTTCTCAGTTCTTTTGGCATTACACCAGTAAACACTAAGGCGTAATTATGAATACCTATGCTTTTGGACAAAAGACAGTAACTATCAAGCTGAACAGTAAAGAAATCACAGGTCGTGAGGTTATTTTACCTTTGCCTCCATCAGTGAATCAGAAAACAACTGTGAACTGGAGCGCTATTAAAAATCAGTTTGCGGGCGGTTATTACTCTAGTTTTCGTTCAAAGAAAGGCTGTATCAAGAATACAACTGCATATAACAGATGGATCAATGCAGCACGTTGTCTTTTACGTAAAGGTCATTTGCCAGTGATTGAAAAGCCAGTGTGCTGTTTTGTGACTATCGTGTTCAAAGACTATCGCATTCACGATGGAGACAACCGTTTAAAAGCTTTGTTTGATGCTGGAACTAAAAGCGAATGTTTATACAAAGACGACAGCTTAATTAAATTCTTTTCAGTAGATACACGAGTTGTACCTAAGAAAGAGTTTGTAGTAATGCACGTTATCGAATTAGAGGAGTTAGGAAAGTTACCTTTTCAATTAGGAGATCAGTATTTACATGACATCTCAGAAACATTGTACGAAGAAGAAACTAAATCTGACAGTACAGATGAAAGCTGACATTTTGCAACAGTGGATAGACGCAGATTTAACGATCGGTAATTTACTTGATTTATGGGGGACACTGGCAAGGCAAAAATTAACAAAGTTTAAAAATGAATCTCCAGCACATCAGAGTGAAACATTTTTAGTTAAACGTTTTTGTAAAAAAGCACAAGCTGATTTGTTAGAGGAAATGATGAAAACGTTTAGAACGAATCACGAGTTTTTATTTGACGTTTTAAAAGATAGGTATTGTTTAAAAAAGATTAAGACATCTGCCAGTGATAGCAACGACTTTCATTTAGCAATACAAGAGTTTAAATATTTTTTTACAGAGTTTGTAGAACTCAATTTTAAGGAACTAAAGGAACAAGAAATATGCAAATTAAATATGAATTAGATGAAGGTGCTTACGCTCCAGTGCGAGCACATGACAGTGATGCAGGCTTTGATCTTGCCTGTAAAGAAGATCAGGTTTTAGAGCCTAATGTAGCTAACACCATTGATACTGGTGTACATATTCTAATTCCTGAAGGTTATGTAGGTCTTGTATGTCCACGCTCATCATTCAACGTTAAAGGCATTGGTACACCGATTGGCGTTATTGATTCTGGTTATACAGGATCAATCAGAGTCGTATTAGAGCCTTTTAACGTAACAAAGATTTTTAAGGGCAATCGTATTGCTCAGTTGGTGATTTTACCTTTACCAAATATCAAGATGATTGAAGGTAAGGTTATTGGTGTTGATACTCATCGTGGTGATGGTCTTTGGCAGCACAGGAACTTAATATGGACGATTTGATTAGTTTATTAGTTATGATTAGTGCAATTTTTATCTTCATTGTTACAAGCGCATTAGGTATAGGTATCGGTAGAGTTATCTTAGTTTATTTTGGAGTTCTTTAGATAAGAACGAATTTATTAACAATGGGAGTTTATATGAAAGACGTAGAAAGCAACATCAAGGTATATGTTACAAAGGACTACTCAATTTTTAATTTCTTAGAAAGCAATAGAGCAGTAAATCAGAATCAAGTAAAAAAAATTGTTAAGTCAATTCAAGCAAAAGGTTATTACCCAGTGCCTATTTTAGTTGATGACAATTACAGCATTATAGATGGTCAGCATCGTTTTACTGCCGTAGAACAATTAAATCTACCTGTTTATTACATTAAAGGTGCTTTTATTGATGATGATTGTATTTCTCTAAATGCTAATGCTAAAAACTGGAATGTAATTGACTACGTTAAATTTTATGCTTCTAAAGGCGCTAAGTCTTATCAAAATTTATTAGAACTTTGGGGACCGTATTCATCTGACAAAAAATCTATTTTTTATTCTTTTGAGGTTTTAAAAAGAGCAGTTCTAAATGAAAAGTTTTTTTCAACTGAAATGATAAAAGCAGGTAATTTGGATCTTCCTGAAAGAATTGCTGATATATCTCAGAGACTATCTATTATTAACGTTTGCTTAAAACAATTCAAAGTCACAGCTGATGCAAGAAGAGCTCTTGTTTCTGTTTTATATAAATTATTAAAAAATTTCTTGGTCGAACCAAACAAACTGATAAACAAGTTTGACCAACGCAAAGACAAGGAACTACCAGGATTAAGAACAGTTGAACATGCATTGTACTTAGTCAATGACATTTACAATTACAAGTGTTCAAAGAAAGTTGATCTTGTAATTGCATATAAGAACTTAAATTTAGACAAGGAAGATGAGCAATGTTAAACGTATTAAGTTTGTTTTCAGGAATAGGCGCCTTTGAAAAAGCGCTAGAGAGAGAGAGTGCTGTTTAAAATTAAGAACTTCTGCGAGATAGACAGGTACGCTGTCAAATCATATTGTGCAATTCATGGTGTTTCAGAACAGATAAATTTGCGAGATGTATCAACTGTAAACACTTCCGAACTGCACGATGTGAATTTAATAACTTATGGCTTCCCTTGTCAAGACATTAGTCAAGCAGGACATCAGAAAGGCTTTTTTGATAAGAATGGCAATGTAACACGTTCAGGCTTATTCTTTGCTGCTTTAAAAATTATTAAAGATACAAAGCCTGAGTATGCCATTGCTGAGAATGTCAAAGCATTAACAAGTAAAAAGTTTACAGCTGAGTTTGCAACTGTATTAGATGGTTTAGAACAGGCTGGTTACAACAATTATTACAAAGTTCTTAATGCTAAAGATTTTGGCATACCTCAAAACAGAGAACGTGTTTTCATAGTCTCAATCAGAAAAGATATTGATTTTAAATTTACGTTCCCAGTGGGTGAACCTTGTAAATTAAGAATGGCTGATTTGTTAGAAAACGAAGTTGATCCTAAGTTTTATCTGTCTGATGAACAAATCAAACGCATCAAAACATCGAGTTATTGTCAGAATCAAAGAAGGATACAAAGCAAAGAGTGTTGCACCACTCTTTGCTCACGAGACTGGAAAGATCCTAAATGCGTGAAAGTTAAACAGGTGTTCAACATTGTTGATAACAGCAATGGCTTTACTAACCCTCAACGTGGACGTGTTTATGATACTGACGGTTTATCACCATGTTTAAGCACAATGCAAGGCGGAGGACGTGAACCTAAGATTCTAAAAATTGGTAATTGTAATCCTGGCGTCACTGGTTGCAATGGTGATGTTTTCTCTTCAAAAGGTTTAGCTGCAACTATAACTACAAACAAAGGAGAAGGTCAAAAGGTTGCAACTGATAATTTTAGAATCAGAAAACTAACCCCATTAGAGTGCTGGCGTCTCATGGGCTTTGATGATGATGATTTTTACAAAGCACAGAACGTAGGTATCAGCAATTCACAGCTATACAAGCAAGCAGGTAATTCAATCGTTGTGAATGTACTACAGACAATATTCAGACAGTTTAATTTTGAGAAGGTGGCTTAAAAGGAAAGTAACAAATGACATTAAGAGATTTTATAGATGATATTACAGATGATGAACTTATTTATTTAATGCTTTGTGCTTGTGTTGACGGTGATTTAGTCATGTTTCATTCACAAGCTAATTATAACAGCGATATAGTTAAACGCACAATCAAGTTTGACGTTTTGTGCAAGTTAGGTGTACGTGATATTAAGAATGATTTTATGGAGTAAAGAATGACAAGAGAAGAAACATTACTTGTTAAAGAAATTGTGGAACAATCAGATAGAGTAATACATTTCTTAATAGAGAAAGATGATTATATATCTCTTCCTAAAGAAGTTAAAGAATATTTTGCTTTTATAGATAAAGCCTTTAACGATCTTTTTATCGAAATGACTGTTAATAAAAGATACATAAATTCAAAACTAATCGGAGTTTGTTTGCCATTAAGTGGTTCATGGGACATTACAAGAGAAAGTTTTTGTAACATGATAGGTAACGAAAAAGAATATGACAAAAAACTTAATGATAGTATCCAAAAAGAAATGGCTTTACGAAGAGAAGTTACTTATGAGGAAACATCAAAAGATTATAAAAGTTATAAAAGGAGAATGGAATTATTAAAACTAATGACAGAGCAGAAAGAGGTAAACAAAAATGAACTTTGATATTAAAGATGTTAAGTCATGGGCTAACCGACATGACGTTAAGGTTGGTGATGAAGGATATTTAAGCGATCATATTAGTTATTTACGTGATGCAAAAGATGCTAAGACATCAAAGCTAGATCGTATCTATGATAATCAAGGCGATTGTTTTTCTGCGGCAAAGATTAAAAATCCAAAATAACAACGTCAACATACACACTGGAGCTAAAAGAAATGGAATATTTAATCGAAAGACTGTTTTATATAAAAAGAAAAACTGTTCATGGCATTAAATATCACTTTTTAAAAGTGAAAGAAAGAGATGATTATTTTGTCTGTTTAGCAGAAGAAAGCAATTTTCACATTGTAAAAACAGAAAAATTACAGACAAAGGAGCAGTTCGCTCAGATACTGCTAAACATCTACAAGTCAATGTATGGCGCAGATAACGTTGAGTTAGAAGTACGCTATTGTCTAGCAGACGATAAGGAGACGTTGTTTAAGCTTCAAACATATTTTTCAGAAGAAGAACCTAACGAACTTGTATATGGGCGTTCAAAATATGAATCAATGTGTGATGTATTTCTTGAAGAAGATTATATTAAGTGTTCAAAAGACACTTCTATACTTGATGTTATAAAGCAATTCTTAATAAATGACCGCCTGATAACAGAAGATGATGTCATGTTAAAGTTTAAATCTGACGTTCCAGTGAAAAGAAATTTTGTAGTTCGTTAAGTTAATTTTTAGCTTTTTTATAAAGCGTTCCTTTATTTTGAGGAGCGCTTTTTTTTATATCTATTAAACTTAATGTTTAAAAAATAATATGTAATGTTTAATAAAACATAAAATAATGTTATATAATATTATAAAGACAATAACTAAATAACAAACATTAGGTATAGATATATGAACGATTACAAACAAATTTATAATGAGTGGTTTAAAACAGCTGATGAGAAAGCTTTAAATTTTTTTAAAGATCCTTTTACAGGAGAAGTAGAGAAAGAAAATGAGATTTCTTATCTACACGCAACACATATTGGCGGTTCTACTGATGCCGTGCTGCTAGGTGAATCAGAATACGCAGAGCCTCAAGACATCTTAGAAAAAATGCAGAATTTATCTTTTGATGGAGATAAATTTGTGTTTGACAGAGGACACGCTTTAGAGCCTTTTATTGCTGAACAATTCTCAAAGACAACACATCTTAAAGTAAAAGAAGGAACAGTTCTTTACAACGAAAATTATCCTTGGTCGATTGCCCAGGTAGATTTCTTCACAGAAGACAATACACCTGTTGAAATTAAGACAGTTGGTTTTAATATGCGTGACAAACTCGCAACTGACGGCTCAAAGGTTTGGGGCAAAGGTTGTGAGTTCAATTCTAAAGGTGAACTTCTAGCAGAAGACAACACTATTCCTCGTGATTACTATATCCAGTGCCAAAAGCAGATGCTCTTTGCTGATAAAGAGCAGATGTATCTTTGCGCTTGGGTCCTCACCGAAAACAGAGTTCGTGTTTATGTTGTGCATCGTGACGAGGAGACAATTAAAAAAATCATTGATGCTGAAATTGATTTTGTTTTTGCTCACCTGATTCCAAATGTTCCTTATGTTTTAAATGCTGAATTAGAGGAAGTCGAAGAAGGTGGAGTTGATGCTGTATATGCTGATGATGCCTTTATTGAAAAAGCAAAAGAATTAAAAACAGTCAACAAACAGAAGAATGAACTTGATAAACGTTCTAAAGAACTGACAGCAGAAATTAAATCTTTAATGAACGGTCACGCAGAAGCTATCACCACTAAAGGAACTCTTATTTGTACTTTAACAAAGCAGACAAGACGCACTTTTGATGCTAAGGCTTTTGCTGATGCTGATGCTGAAACTTACAAACAATACTTAAAAGAAAGCGAGATTTCACCAAAGCTGACAATCGCTAAGGGGGTTTAGCAATGGATTTTTTAAGCATTGAAGATACAGCAAAATTTTTTGTCAAATCGAAATTCAGTTTTTATTCATTTAAAAAGAAAAGTTCTGATTTTCCTCAGCCTTACAAAAAAGGCGGTAAAAACTTTTATTCAAAAAGTGAACTTAAAGAATGGGCTAAAGGACACAGAATTTTAACTGTAGAGGACAAATAAATGGCAGAAGAGATTGAAGTTAAGGCAGAAGTAATACCTGCTACAGAAGCTGAATTAAAGTTTATTTCACAGGCTCAAAAACAAATTCATACAGCTTATGACGATAGACAACTAATCAGCATGATCGCATCTCAGATCGCATTACCTAAATCAGCACCTGACGTAAAAGTAAATCTAGCTGATGTGATGAACGTTATTCGTTTATCTGTATCAATGGGCTTAGATCCTATTCTTGGTGGTATTTGGGCTTTTAAGGATAAAGACGGTCGATTAGTAACCTCAGTATCAAAGAAAGGCTGGCAGCAGGCAGTCGCCAGTCAGAAGAACTGCGCAGGCATTTCTTTTAAAGACAACGGAGTTCTTTTAAAGAAAGTTGTAAATCGCATTGTTGGCAACAAAACTTTAAAGAAAGAAGTTCTTTATTACGAAAGCACAACTTGTATTGTTCAGAAAAAATTAGCTGATGGTTCTGTGTGTTCCTTTGAAGGCACTGCTTATCACGATGAAGAATTTGACGCATCAAAGCCTACCTGGTTGCAACGACCTAAACGTATGCTTCAATCACGAGCTATGACTATTGCTATTTCAAACGCTTATGGCTGGGGTGCTTACGACAAAGAAGAGTTTGAAGATTTACTTGTTTCTCAGGATATTAGAACTGAAAAAACTACAGTCGCAGTTGAAGATAGCACTAATCAAAATCAAGAAGATTTATTGCTTGAAAACAAGACACCTAAAGAAGATCTAATTGAGCAAATGAATAGAGCTGTAACTAGAAAAGAATTAGTAGCTGTATTTAAAAAAGCACCTAAAGAACTACAAGAAGATCAAGAAATAATTGACCTCGGCAAACAGCTAAGAGCAAACATTAAGGAGCAGTAAATGCCAGTATATCAATCAGACTATGTAAAGCCTATTCAATCAGATAATCCTGATTATCATTCAAAATTTTGGGAAGAGTTCAAACTTTATCCTAAAGAGATTACAGGTATCAGATGTAAGGCGAAGTTAATTTTTTGTTCTGACGATTCAATCGAATTTGATGATAACAAGAAAAAAGATGTTCGTGTTGAATGTGAGCGCACAAGATGTGTGTTCTTGCTTCAAAAAGCTGATGGTAAAGATAGCAAATATTACATTGACCATCAATTTTGGGGCAGACGCAGAACAAAAGATAAGAACGATCCGAATGCAAAATGGGGTGAATGGGGGCAGAACTCTTGGGATATTCAGCAGTTAATGTCTATTGTGAATGACCAAAAGACAGCAGAAGAGCAGGCAACGAAAATTGATTGTCAAAACTGCACTATCTACCCTGAAATTTGCGGATCTATTTTTACTCTTGTTATCGGTAAGTATGGCGAATACAAAGGAAAGAATGGTGACTATGACAGAATTTCAGTGAACGTTTTTTATCCTGATGGTCGTTCTTTAGATGAAGTTGAACTTGGTGCTAAAGAGGCTTTAGATGTTGTGCGAGCTTTAGATAAGGCTAAGGCTAAGTATCAGGCTTTTAAAGATGAACAATCAGAAACAGAAGCACAGCCAGCTTATGGTTCACAACCTGCTTATGAACAAGCACAAGTTGCAGAGAGTGCGCCTGCTGCTGTGGTTGAGCCATCAGCTGAATCAACTGACGATGACGATTGCCCATTTTAAAGCATAAGGACTAGGTTATGTTGAGCGTGAATGAACAGTTACAGGAGTTATCAGACAAGATAGACATAATGTTTGATCTTCTTGTTAAAACTCAGTCACGCTCTTATAACCTTAAATGTTTCTGTGAGGAACTTGGCATTTCTCAATATAAGCTGAAAAGCTATTACTCAGAAAACAAGTTATCAATACCTGCACCTTTTAGAGTGAACAAACAAGATCCTTGTTATTCACTTGAAGATTTAATTTATATGAAAAAGTGGTTAAAGCATCATGGCAACTAATGCAGAAGAAATAAAAGAAAATTTGAAAACATGGACAAAGGCTAGAGTTGCAAATCAGGTCGAAGTTGTTGATCGTGAACTTATGGCTTTAGTAAAGGACATAGCACAAATGAACGACTTACAAAAAGTTGTTGGTGAACGCAATTTCAGTAAGCAGGTATCTACTTTTATTATTCAATTAAAAACATTTCAAGAACAACTGAACAATGATTAAGATTTCAATTTCAGAGGGAGCTAAGTTTTTTTTGCTCTCTTATATAGCCTTTTGGAAACGATTAAAAAAAGAAAAATATAAATATCCAAAAGTATATAAAAACAAAGAAGGTAAAATGTTTCTTGATCGTGAAGAGGTCGAGAAGATAGCCTCCTTTGAAATTGATTTTCTTAAAAAGCACATCTCAGTAAACAAAGTATCACAGCTTCTGTTTGGTAATACAATCACATTAAATCAGTATCTAAAAAGAGATACTTATTGTTTTTTACCAGTAGAAACATACTGCGAAAAACAATATCTTAATAAAGACAAGTTCTACACATTTTTTGCCGATTACTGTGATAATAAAAAACTTGTTCCTCATAAAGTTTTGTATAATCTGTTATGTGGTTATGGTTTTTACTCAAAGTTAAGCTATGACATCATAGATTGTGAAGAGTTTAAAAAGATTAGAAAGATCAGGTTTACATCTGATTCTAATGCTAGAGTTTTTTATAACATCAATGATCTTAATTGCTTTTTAACTAATAAAGGTTTTCGTAAGATTACTTTTTATTAGGTCACGAAAAGGTCACAAATCACATCAATACCTTATCTTATCTGATGTTATGAAGTTGGCAGGTAGCACCA